GGGCCACCCATCGCTCGGCCACCAAAGCCTTTAAAGAACTCCCCAAGAAAACTGACTGCTGGATCGCTGATATTTTTCTTAATCAGCATTCTTAAAATGTCGCGCTGGATCGAGTTCACCATGTCTTTGAAGTTTAGTTTGCCAGTCATAAAGGCTTCAGTCAGAGTGCTAGTGAACTCATTGCCAAAGCCGTTGATTGCATCCATCAAAAGTTCAAAATCAGACTTGCCTTTTTCAGTAAACTTTTTAAGTTCCTCACTTGCCAAACCTACAGAGCGACTGAAAGTGTCAGGATCAATTAAACCTTTGCCAAGAATTGTTTGCAGATTTTGGATTTGCGAGATGTAATTCTCAAGAGGTGTGCGAGTGTCCTCAAAGATTTTCCTGACTGCATCCGCTTGATCTTTAGCATCCTTGGTTATTTGCTCATCATATTTTTGCTGCTTTAGATCATTTTCAAGTTTTTCTTTGTCAGCCTCAGTGATGTTTCTGATTAAGGCAAGGTAAGTCTCATAAGCCTTGATTTGCTCGTCAGTTGCACCCAATCTTGCAAACTGAGCAACCTTCAGTGCGTCCTCACCATCGGTGAGTTTTGTGACCTGATCGATAACAGACAAATAAGAATCGCGAATTTTCAGGAGTGACTTTTCTAATTCGTTATCCTCTTTCTTTGCTTTCTCTCCACCCAAAGCTGGCAATGGTTTTGCTGCACGTTTGTCAATTCCAAGCAATCGCCTATCCATGCCACTTGCTTCTCCTTGCCTTGGAGTTGCAAACATTTCATTTCTTTGAATTGCCTTTAAATAATTTAGACGATTTTGTAAGTGCTTGTTATATTCATCAAGAGAGGAAGTGTCAGCATTGGCTTTTTTATAACGCTCGATGGCAGCATTGTTTGAATCAATTTCATCTCTGACAGTTTTGAGATTTTCTTCTGTATTTTTAAAAGGGTTGATTGTTCCAAAATTTCTAATGGCATCAAGGAAACCGCCCGAATACTTTATGCCCTCTTGAAACTCAACAATCATCTTGGAAAGTCCGACAAGCATCGGGTTGATGCCATCGACCAAGATAAGTTTTAATTGCTGGTTTATTTTTGTGATGTTGTCATTGAAAGCCTCAGCATTCTTTGCAAAGTCATCACCAAAACTTGCACCAAACTCTGTAATTCCTTGTTTGCCAGTATTCAGGAAAGGAATCAGATCAGCACCAGCCTTGCCAAACAAAGCCATTGCATATTGAGTCTTGGTTGCTCCATCGGCTGCACCACTGAATGCTCCAGCAACATCGCCAAGGATGTCAGCAGTTGGCCTGATATTGCCATTTGCATCTTTGACATTGATGCCAAGATTTTTAAACGCTTCTGATTGTTCTTTACTGCCAGAAGCCGCTTCTGCAATGCTCTTGTTTAATTTAACTAGAGCCGAGCCAAGTTGCTCGTTTGAGACACCAGCCAGATCAGCCGTGTTTGCCAATGATGATAATTCGCTGACCGCAATCCCTGTCTTTTGAGACAGTTTATTCATGTTGTCAGCACTGTCGATCAAGCCCTTGATCTGAGCCGCGCTTCCAATGGCCGCCAAAACAGCAGTCAGACCAGCGATCTTGCCTGTCACCGCACCAACACTGGTACTTAGATCAGTAAGACCGCCTTTGACTGATTTGAAGGCCGCGCCAGTCCTGTCCTGAGCAACAATGTCAATGCTTACATCTTTACTTGCCATTGCTTCTCTCCGACTGAAACTTAATCCAAACTTGCCATTCTAGGAACTCCTCAACAGACATTTCCTCGATCTCGCCAACTGTTTTGTGTAACTTCTCAGCAAGATAAAACATGAACTGTCGCTCAGGAGTCTCCCTTAGTTTTTTTCGAGTTCCTTGAAATCAACTCGCATGATTTCTGTTGAAACTCTTTCCAACATTGAGGCATCGACCATGTTTCGCAAAACTGGCTTGTCCTCGATGGTGAAAATCTTTCCACCCTCTTTATCAAGGCACTTCATCACCAACAACTCAACCAGAGTGTCAGCCTCAGAATTGCCCAATCGAGTCACCGCCTGAAGTCTTGCTTTGTCTTTCAGTGTGAAAGGCTCAACATAAACGATCAGAGGGCCATTCTCGTCACCCCATTCAGGCACTTCAATTGCCTTGATCTGGAGTGACTTGAAATGGGCTTTTGCCCGATCAATCGCGCTCATCAAGCTGCTGTGCTAAGTGACAATGCACCAGTGCCTTGCAATGTGATTGAAGCCTCAACCATGCCATCAAAAGATGAATTGATTGTCAGACCAGTCACAATGGCAGAGCCAGTGTAATATTTATCGCCAGCAGTTGCTCCCTCTGGGTAAGCAGAGAAAGTAACGCTTGCACCGACAGTCATGGCCATTTGGCCAGCGTCAGCCTCATCCCAAAACACATCAACTGAACCAGTAAAGGTTGTCAGTGATGGTTTATAAGTGCGAGCCGCATCGCCCATCGATGTGTCTTCTAATGTGTCAGCAGACTCGGAAATCGAGAAACTGCGAATCTCGCCAATGGTGTTTGCACCAACTTTGAGTGTACCTTCTGAACCAGTATGAGTAGCCATAATTAAGCCCCTTTCAAGTTTTACAATTTTGCCACATTAAGCAGCAGATTCAACATCATTTTCTCTTGTCGAGTAAGTTACCTCAACAGTGAAACGCCCAACACCCACCACTTGTTCTCCATCCCCTGAATAATCAGATTCAAAAGCGACTGTGTTGATGTCCTTTGCCTTGCCACCAAGCGTGATATTCTGATAGAGGGCTTCCTCTACCTCAACCGCAATGGTGTCAATCGTATTGTCAAAATTAGTGTTTGCCATGACATAACACTCAACCATGATCTCCAAAACTCTCAACTGAGTTCTGGGTCTGGTCATTGTTTCATTTGTCGATGTCTCGGACTTTGTATAAACAATTAGTGCTGGCAGTTTGCCAGACTCAAATGGATAAACCCGAGACTTGAAAACCCGAGTGCCAGTCGTTGTCAGACCCGTCAAGGCAGTGACCACCGCATCCCTGATCTGTTGTCTTACATGGCTCATTGTTTCTCCAGCACAATCATTGTCATGCCAGTCCCATCATCCTGAACAATTCTGGACTTATAACTAACTCTGGCAATCAGGAAAGCATCGCCTTCAGTGCAGGACTCCACATCCGAGGTGCGAACCATGAGTCTGGGTTGCTGAATAGCAAAGCCAACATCGCCACCAGTCTCGACATCGATGAACTGGTTGTCAAAGATTCCTCGAATAGTCTTTGGGACTCCATTCTGGATTGTGTATTTCACATCAATCCCAAAGTCTTTCAAGTACATCAAGCGATCAGCAGCAGACTCAAACATTCTTTTTTGGCCTTCCACGCTTGATCGGTTTTGTCTCATCGGACAGACCAATCGAGCGATCAACTAATTCTTGAGAGACATAAGGAACACAACGACCATTCTTGACCAAATCATTAGCCTCTTGATCTGGCAAATTTAAGACTTGCCCAATTCTGGCATTTCCAGTGCTTGTCATTGTGTTTCGTATGAATTCGAGTTTCATATTAAAAGCCCCGAGAGGTTTCCCCCTCGGAGCATTTTAGACATTAGGCAATGTCTGCATCGCCATAGCAGAAGGAAACCGCATTGCGAACTGCAATGTCAGTGTCCTGCAAGGCAACCACGCGAACAGTGCCGCTTGTGGAGTTGCTGTAAGGATCGACCATCAAATCCAAACCAGAGAAGAAACCAATCAACAGATCAGCAAAGTTGCCAAAGAACACATCACCAGCAGTCACTTGTGCTGAGGTTTCTGTGCGATAGCCGTTTACTGTGTTGCCAGATTCCCAAACAAACTGACCAGCAGAGGTTGATGACTTCTCAGTTGTCTTCAATGCACCGCGTTGAGCAGGGTTGAACAAATAGGTCATCGTGCCGATGTCAGCATTGTCAATGGCCAACTCAGACTCCATCGCCACCAACTCAGCAAAAGTTGGGTTTGTGGCTGCAAAGTCTTTGGTGTTGATGCCAGATTGCAACTTGATGCCTGTGGGCTGGTTGTTTGCACCAGTGCCGTAAAGGGCAGCAGTGTCAATCGCCAAAGCAATCACAGTGGCCAAGTCTCTGCGAACCATGCTCTCGATGTCAATCGATGACTGGATCATCAACTTGCGTGAGAAGTCAGTGTAAGCACCCACAGTTTTGGGAGACATTGTGACTTGAGCCAGAGTTTGTTGGCTCTCAGTAGGTGCGCCAGACTCAGCAACCCAATAAGCAGTGGCTGCGCCAGATTGCTTAGGAATTGCAACATTGCCTGTCAAACCATTGAGAACTGTAGCACCAGCACGTTGAACAACTGAACGATTGCGGAGCATCTCGATGAAAGATGCAGCCAAAAGATCGGTTGCCACAGTGAAGCCACCAGCAGAGTTTGTTCCAACATTCAAGTCACGCTTTGCATGAACCACCTCGTTTGGCACAAAGAAGCCTTGAGCAGAGCGACCATAAGTCTTTTGCGCTGCCTCAGACACTTCACGCTCAAATGCAGCGTTAGCCCATGCGCGTTTGTCTTGGGGATTAGCCAAAGCATTGATTGCGCGAACAAATGAGAATTGACGCACTTCCTTGGGTGTCAAACCGACTTCGGCTTGGATAGGAGCGTCATAAGCGCGACTTTCAGTCGCCACAGTTGCAGAGTTTTCCATTTTTCTTTCCTTTGGGGTTTCGGTTTTAGCAATTTGTGCTTCAACCAAAGTTTCGGTAATTTGTGATGTTTCCACCACCGCTTCAGAGGTTGTTTCAGTTTCCATGCTTCGACCCACACCGACTGACACATCGGCTGGAATTGAAACAATAGACACTTCAACGGGTCGCCAATTTGTTGCTCGATAAGTGCGACCATCGTTCTCTTTTACCATCTTGGCAATTGAGTATCCAATGGAAACATTACCGCGAATCAAATCCGCGACATCTCCGTAAACCTCTGAAGCCAGTGCGCTCTTACCGAAACGCACTGTCGCTCGCAACTTGCGAGCCGAGCCATCGAGACTTACAGATTCGATTACACCAATTTGACGCTCAGGATCGTGATCCATAAGCAATGGTGCGCGACCAGAGTTCAGAAAACTCAAGTCGCTTGATTGGGGATTGTGGTCGAGGACTTCCTCGCCATAAGAGCGACCGACTGGCATCTCAGAGGAAATCGACATCGAGACTCTGCGATCATCAACGCTTTCCACTCGGGCTTCCATAGCGTCAGCGCGAGTCACTCGCTCACCAGCCTTGCGATCTTCAGTGACATCAACGGCCATTTCCATTGGTTGCTCAACTGGAGCGTCCTCTGCGCTTGACTCTAGGTCGATTTGTGCAGCAGTGGCCATTTGCTCAGTTTGTGCCTCGATGATTTCAGCAACATCCTCAGTGTCAACGTGAATTGAAACACTGACCATTGCTCTTTCTTCGTCACTCATAATTTTCCTTTCGGATGCTTCTTCAAACAGTATTGGCTCAAAGTCATGTGATTTTAACCACGCTTTTGATTCTTGAGTAGTGAAGCGAGTTTTGTCAAACCGAATCGCTTGGAGTTCAGAGACTCCATCTTTGATCCCATAAATGAAATCAATTCCTTCACCGCCTTCATTATTTTTTCGCGCAAATGAGTCATATTGTTCAGGGTCTTTCAGCCTTGCAGCGTGTTCATTCGGAAATGGCACTGGACACCTCAGCCTCAGTTGGAAGTTTGTCACCAAATGGCTCAAAAGCCAATTTCAGACCATAGAAAGCAGCCAACTCTTTCTCAGCGTTAATTGCTGAGAAGGTTTCCTCGACATCCCGACCATATTGATTGGCCACATCTTGCATAGACAAAATGCCGTTTTTCATGCCGATCACAGCCGCATTCATCTCTTTGAGTGGATCAACCCACTGGAAGCCTCTCGCCCTGAATATGGCCGCGTCTGCAAACTTGTCAAACCGAGTTGATGGGATGTTAATCACACCATTCTCCATGACCGACATTAAGAACTCTCGGAAAACTGGCTCGACAAAGTGCTGAATGAGAATGTCCTGAACCATTTTCCACTGGTCACGATCCTCAAGAGTGCCTTGCCTAATCGATGAATATGAGACACCTTCCAGATTGTTGGCCAAGGATGTGTAACTCACACCCAGACCTGAAGCGATACCGCGCAGAACCGCTTTCTCAAACTCAGCAAATGCCCCTGTCGGATGGGTCGGATCAAACTGCTGAAAGTTCACACCCTCTGGCAATTGGTGGAAAGTCCCAGGATCGGCTTGCATGATTGGCACGTTGTCAATCTTGTCGTCAGCCGTAAACCCATCACCCTGTGGAGAGGTGAAAAAGCCCATCTTAGATGCACCAACCCGAGCCGCCACCAACTCTGCTTCTCGATAGCCGTTAAGCATTTTGAGGCTGGTTAGAACTGGCGCCATCCAAGGCACACCTCGGGTCTGCTGCGCTCGCTCACCAATGAAACAGTGAATGATCCTATCAGCAGGGACTCGAATCCTTGGCTCAGAGAATGTCTGGCTGTATGCGTCAAAAGGATGTCGAGTCAGCAAGTGATAAGCAACTGGTCTGCCAAACTGGTCGAGTTCCACACTCATGCGGATTCGATTTCCATTTGGAAGGTTGTCGTTATAGTTCTCGTCCAAATAATCTGGCTCAAGAAACTCAAGGGCAAAATCAAACTTGTTTGGATAACGCACCTTGCGACACAAAACCTCGCCATCACGCACCAGAGACTCGACAAAGAATCTCTGAGCATCAACCCATGAGTATTTGCCATCAACAGTGCAGACACCTAATCTTGACCACTGAGCAAAAGCATTCTCGATCTGATCGTTGCCAATGTTATCCATTGAGCCATTGTCGTTTCTGGCTTTGATCTGGACTGTCACACCTCGCTCACCGACCACATTTGACTTGGCCAGATTGATGAATCGCTTGGCATATTCATTGTTTCGGGTTAAATCCCGAGAGCGATCACGCAAGATTCTCAGGGCTGGCCTAATCTCCTCGTCAGCAGATTTGGAGGATGAAATGAAGTCACTGAATAAGCGTCCAACATTCGCACCCGCATAACTGCGCTTTTTCAGAGGCTTTTTTCTGGAAAAGATGTCTAAAATTCCCATTATCCGAACCTCACTTGCACTGTTGAACCAGTCGGTTTGCCTTTAGCAATATTCTCAGCAATCAATTCTTTTTGACGCTCACGCTTGTAATAATCCCGAGCGTCTGTCAATTCTCTGAATGACATCTTTGAAAGACTGCGACCAGCAATTGAGTAACTTGAAACATCCGAGTCAGCCCGACCAGACAAAATGCTTTCGATCTTGCCAATCATTATTTGAGCATGAGTTCTCAAATCAGCAGAGGTCAGATTCAAGTCAGCATTGATTTCCCAATAACCTTTGTCCACAGTGACCCGAGCCGAGTCAGAGTTGCGCTCGATGTCCGCTTGCCAGACATAACTTCCCTTGATGAAAGCCGCACTCGTTGCGTTGGTTATGGTGGCCAGATAAGCAGTCCCACTGGTTGTCGCAGTGATATTGATCTCATCGTTTCCACCGCCCTGAATTCGGGCTGTATATTTGAGAGTGTAAAGTGATGGAGGGTAATCATCCCCAAGATCGGTGCGTTTCCATTGGAAAAAACTACCAATCACAATGTTTTCTGGCTCAGTCGTTGGAGCGTTGCTTGAGTCGAAAAGGTTAGCCATCGGCCCCCCTAGTTTTACGGAATATAGCGCATTTTAACGCCAACCATTAACAAATGACGATTGTGGCTTTGCTCGACTGGTTGGTTTGGTTGTTTTAACAACCTCAGTCGCCTGTTTCCGCAATTCTGCCCTTTTTGCTAATGATGCCAGATTAACATTCAAAAGGGAAAGTGCTGCCATTGCATACACCCGAACATCGAGTGCTTCGTTTCGAGTCCGAGTCTTCACAAACTCTCGCCTTGCAAAGCCTTTGTGATAGCGAGTTGCAATTTTCTCAGCCGTTAACTGTTTGAAATATTCATCCTCTCGCCCGACAGGGAAGTGGCAATATCCCGCGCCAGCCTCCTGAATCTTGAATCGAGAGAATAAAAGCAGTTTGACAGTATCCACACCCACTGGAAACAACTTAATCTTTCCGATATTGTTCTTTGAAGGCTTGCCAACAATGGGCTTTCCCTCACCGCCAACACCCTTAATCGCAAATATGCGCTTTCCTTCTCTTGGGTGAACATATTTGTAAACTGCCTGAGTATTGTGGCCACCAGAGTCAACGCAAGTCGCTCTGACAATCATTTCCTCGCCAGACTCATGCTCATAAGTCTGAGCCAAGAATTCATCGAGGTCTTTCCAAATATGGGGTGCTGAAGGGTCGCCATAGAAGGTTTTGTAAGCAATAGACCAAGATTCCTCGTCAAGCCCCCACCCGACCACCTCGGCCTCAAGTCGATCATCCTGAACGTCAACTCCCGCAGTCAAAAGCAAAACATCATCTGGAATTGCATCCCATTCCTCAGCCCTGTTTGACAGTGAGTAGTCATCGACTTGCTCACCCTCCTCCTCCCAAGTCTCGCCAAGATAAGTATTGACCCAGACCCTCAGAGTTGCTGGTTGTTTCTTGGCTTCAAGAAAATCCCTCACCCCATCCACAATTGGAGTCCAAGGTGAGTACAAAGCCGACAAATGAAAGCCAGCAACCCCCTTGAATTCTGCTGTTGCAACCCATTTGCCTTGTCTGATCGAGCGAATCCTCTCAGATTCATCCCACTCTGAACCGCAGTGCTGGCAAACATATCGAGCAGTCTCTGGCTTTTCTTTGTCCCACTTGACATTACCCCACTCTAAAAACAGGTCTGCTTTGCAATGCTGACAAGGCACAGAATATTTGCGTTTGTCAGACTCCTCGTAAGCGATCTCAATTCTGCTTGCGCCCTTGTTTGTGGGAGTTGAAACCATAAGAATCTTTCGATTCCAGAATGTTGCAGCCCTTTTCTTGGCCAGTGAGACAGGATCACCTTCTGAGCCAGCCGAGACAGGGTAACGATCAACCTCATCGCATAAAACGACCCTGATTGGTCTAGATGCCAGACTTGATGGGGAATTAGCCCCACAAGCCGTTATATGGCCACCAGCAAACACTTTGTGCAGAGTTGTATTACCTGAGTCCCTTGCCCTTGGGTCTTTTACCAAAGATGAAAGGGCTGGAGTGTCCCGAATCATTGGAGCGAGCCTGTCTTTGCTCCAAGTCTGAGCCATGTCAAGGGTCGGCTGCACCACCAAAATGGGACTTGGGTCTTGCCCAACGTGATACCCAACAATATTATTGAGAATCTCAGTCTTGCCAATCTGACTGGATGACATGATGACCACCTCACGCACCGATGGATCATTCAGAGCGTCCATCATGCCCCTCTGATATTCAGCCCGAGAGGTCGTCCATGTACCCGCCTCAGCCGAGGATTCTGGGGAAAGTCTGCGATAAGTGTCAGCCCACTCGCTCACCTTTAAATCAGGTGGTGGCTTCAGGCTCAGAAACACCTTCTTCAGAATCGTTCCCAAGTTCGGATGACCTGACAGGGTTATTGACATGGACTTCGATGTTTTCAAGTTCATTCAGGGCTTCGTGTATTTGTTCTTTTAACAGGTTTTTAACATCCATCAAAGTCTCAGCCGAGAAAACCTCAGCCGCAGCCTTTGTTGGCAAAGAAAGCAACTTCGCCCTCATGTTAGTGGTCGCTTCTATCCAAGCCGACTCAATATCACCAGCAGGGATTAACTTCTCCTCCATTTGAGCCTTTTCCATTTCCATAATGTCAGCCCTTGCGCGAGTCAATCTCATTCGGTGAGTCGTGTAATCATCCTCTGGCAAATCCTTTTTAAGGTTGCCCATCCTTAAATATTGGATATAAGCCCGAACCACAGGGACAAGTTCATATCTTCCTCGCTGAACTTTTGGAATAGTCCCTTCTTTAGCGAGTTGGTTAATTCGCTGAGGAGTCAGGTCTAACAGTTTGCAGATAGTATCAAGTGGGACTGTTGCTGCCATTTAGTAACTCCGCTTTCTTTCCAGTGAAATCTTCCCATCGTTTGACTATGACATCGCAATATTTTGGGTCTAGTTCCATCAATCTTGCTTTTCTATTACTTTTTTCACAAGCAATCAAAGTTGTTCCAGAACCTCCAAATGGTTCAAATACTATTCCTGATTTTTTTTGTATTAACTCAATTCCTTTTTTTGGTAATTCAACAGGAAAACATGCTTTATGATTTTCTGTTTGCGAATTTGTATTACTAATTGCCCAATGATTACTTACAACTTCTTTTAAACCTAATGAATTTTTATTTGTAGAAAATAAATAAATCGGTTCCCAATCACGCATTAAAGAACCCTTAAAAGGAATTGTTGATGTTTTTTTCCAACAAATTTGCTCAATTAAAAACTCTAATCTATTATTTATTTGAGCAATATATTCAAATCTAGAATTTGCGTTATAACTAACATTCCAAAAAATAAAACCATCAGTAACAATAAAGCATATTTCAAGAACACTTTTTGTAAAATCAATATATGATTGTGATTCTAAATCATCGGAATATCCTTCTGCATATAATTTTTTAGTTTTTTTGCTTGTGAAAATATCTCCATCACCAGCTTTTGTATTTGCATTATATGGTGGTGATGTAAATGTTAAATCAGCTTTTTGCCCATCCATCAACTTATCCACAGCGTCAATGCTTGTGGAATCTCCGCACATAAGTCGGTGATTTCCTAGCTTATAAATGTCGCCTAGTTTAGTAACTGCTTCTTTAGGCACATCAGGAACATCATCCTCGTCAGTTAGTCCATCAACCTCCTCGACCAGCTTGTCAAGAATCCCATTTAACTCATCATCAGAGAATCCAAGCAGGGAAACATCAAAGTCTAACTCTTGCAAATCTTTGATTTCCAACGCCAGTAATTCATCATCCCATCCAGCATTTAGTGCCAGTTTATTGTCAGCAATGACATAAGCCCGCTTTTGAGATTCAGTCAAATGACTTAATCGAATACAGGGTACTTCTTTCATTTGAAGCCTGTTCGCACCCATCAAGCGACCATGACCCGCAATTATCTGATTATCAGCGTCAATCAAAATAGGGTTTGTAAACCCGAACTCCTTGATACTGCTGGCAATTTG